GGTATTTGCATGATCTCTGGCTGTATTGGCTTGTACTATACCAGCAAACGCATAGGAATTAGCAGCATTGGCTTTACCAAAAGCCGATTCGGCTACTATTAATGTTAGGTTAGCGTTGGCAAAGGCGGTATTAGCGTGATCTCTTGCGGTGTTAGCTTGGACTATACCGGCATATGCATATGAATTAGCAGCATTGGCCTTGACAAAAGCAGATTCTGCTACTACTAGTGCTAGATTAGCATTGGCGAAGGCAGTATTGGCGTGATCTCGACTAGTGTTTGCTTGTGAATATGAAGATGTGATCCAATTTATTGCGTTTATTCCACCAAGATTTAAATTGCTTGTTATGAAGTTCGCATTTAATGTATCGAGAGTAAAATTGTTGGCGTTTATATCAATATTTCTGCCATCTTCATAAAAGAAGTGTTCATTATAATTTTTGAAAAGATACCACTCTTTAGTTGCCGAGCTTCTAAAAATGCCGGTATGTACAATTTCATCCGTATTATTTGCGTAATGTGCTGCAATACCAATATCAAAAATATCGCCGGTATTATTATTAGCCAGAAGAATAAAAGGATCATCTATAGTTAAATTATTTGCACTAATAACTGTTGTATTGCCTGTAACAATAAGGTTGCCTCTAATTGTTACGTTTCCAGATATTATACCACCATTGCTTGAGAATTTTGTATTGGCATAATCATACACCAAATTCGCTTGATCAAAAGCTCCGTTAGCCTGACCGAATGCCGTGTTGGCATGATCTCGACCGGTGTTTGCTTGTACTATTCCTGATACAGCCAAATCATAGGCCGAATTGCCTTTGTCGAAAGCAGTATTGGCTTGATTATATGATACATTAGCATGGTCTCTAGCCGTATTGGCTTGTACTATACTGGCATATGCGTATAGATTTGCAGCATTAGCCTTGACAAAAGCAGATTCTGCTACAACTAGAGCCAGATTAGCATTACCAAAAGCTGTGTTAGCGTGATCCCTAGCTGTATTAGCTTGAACTATTCCGGCGAAGGCATAAGAATTGGCCGCATTGGCCTGACCGAATGCTATATTAGCGTGGTCCCTTGCAGTATTGGCTTGAACTATACCAGCATATGCATAGGAATTGGCATCGTTAGCTTTAGAGAAAGCGGATTCGGCTACAACTAGAGCCAGGTTGGCGTTAGCAAAGGCAGTATTGGCATGGTCTCTAGCGGTATTAGCCTGGATTATGCCTGCATATGCATATGAGTTGGCAGCATTGGCTTTATCATATGCAGAGTTGGCTTGACTAAAAGCTATATTTGATTGATTGAATGAAGTATTAGATTGATCATATGCTGATGTAATAGAATTTAAGGCTGCATTAGAAGTATCAAAAGCCAGTTGAGCGATTTCCAAAGCAGAAGCAACAGAATTGGCTGTACCTGTATAGTCAACACCAACAGTTCTTATTGTGTCTCTATTTTGCTTATTAACAGAAACCCTGTTGCTTCCGGAAGTATTAACTGTTACTTTTGTTGACATTAGCGAGTTACACCCGGTGTTACTGTAATTGTGCCTTCTAATACTCTAACCACTGTTCCATTTGTTACTGTTTCAAGATCAAACAGATATCTACCGGCTTTTATGTTACTTGTGTTTGCTGCTGGCAGAGACATTGTTATTTCGCCGTTGGCTTCGTTTGTGATTGTACAAATAATATTGGCCGACACATTGGAGGAATAATATGACCGACGCATCTGACTTCTTACGATATAACCCGTAAGGTTCACATTGGCGTTTGTACTATCATCGTTGAGATAAATAATGTTATTGAAGGTTGCGCCTTGATCCATATATAGTTCTACGTAGGACGCCATTTTATACTCCTAGTTTGTATAAGAGTATTTATATAATAGAATATCCTTTTGTTTGCCAATGGTCTCTTACTGTATTATATAATTCCAAGTCTTTTTTGTGATATTCCGATACTATTTTCTTCAACTCGGGAGTATAATATACATCTATAAACTCTTTAGATTTTCTTGTTCTAATAGATTGATTTATTTTTTGCAACGGAACTTTAACTTGAATATCGTATGTTTTTATAAACTCTTCTATATGACTTGAAATATAGTCATAGCACCACCATGTTCCAATGTAAGCATCCTTATATTTCAAAAATTCGTATTGAAACTGGTTTTGATGGGGTCTTATTTCTATTTCTATAAAACCTTTTTCGATCTCTTCTCTGAAAGTTTCTATTGATCCATTAAATAACGAGGGCTTAAGTCTTACTTTTTTATTCGTGTTTTTAACACTTTTTAATCTAGAGTTTGACAGATATAAACTTAATTGTTTTTCGATAGGGTCCCTTATAGTAGCTATAAATTTTGCATCCATGGGCACTAAATTATTGTCTATGGCATATTGTGCAGTCATATGACTTTTATGATAGTTATTACCTTCAATTTTAAATTGAATGGAATACTCTTGCCATTTATGTTTAGGTTTAATAATTTCTCTCTCTAATAATATTGTAGATTTATCTCCCGATTCTAAAACATTATCTATAAAAAATTTGGCTAGAGCTTCGCTACCTGTTTTAGGAACTCTAATGAAAACGTTGTTTAGTTGCTTCATATACTGCATATAATTTATCTTCTGTTTAAGTCTTTTAGAAATGTATTGATTGTTATGCGATAACTTCCAGGAATGCATTTATAACTATGCCAAGTTATTCCTTCTAGTCCTGGAAAAATAAACATGGTGTTAGGTTTCCATTCTAATTCTTTTACAAAATTTTTATCCTTATCATATAGAATGGTTCCTCTCGATTCTTCTGGCATTACATATACGACACAAGATAATATTTTTTTTATGTTTTCGTCGTGTATAGGATAATCTAGATCATCTAAACAGACGTTAATTTCGCTCTCGGCTTTTATAGAAATGTAGTCCCTAACTTTACTAAAAAAATCTAGATAAGATGCGTCAACTGGTCTACTAATTAAACACTTATATGTTTCTGGTAAAATTTTAGGAAAATTTATATCCGTATCCATAATAAGAAATCTTTTCTGTTTTCTTATATCGTGTGTGTAATTATTTTTCTTTTCTCTAATAAATTCTGACATTTCTTTTTTCATATTGGCGAAAAGTTGTTCATCGTAAAAATTATCGATTATAAGGTGTTCCCAAGGATATGTTTCTATCTTCATGAAAATATTTCCTTTGTTCTTTCGCCATTTTTAAATCTTTTAACAATATTTTCAATTTTTTCTTCGGCGTCTTGAGAATATATATCTATAGAAAGTTTGTGATAAAACCAGGAAAGGAATCTCAATTTAATTTCTTTTTTTATTTTGCCAATATTTTCCATCTCTTTAGCTGTTTTAATGACAGGAATTATTTCAGATATAATTGTGTTATAATAAGTCGCGGTAGGTTTTTCCATTACTAGTGCCTGAAAAGAAGACATACTATCCGAGCTATATACAAAATTAGAGTTTTGTATTAAATAGTCCATATTTGCATCAGTATATATTGTGAATTCATTGATAATGCCCTCTTTTTCGAAATCTGACCATTTTTTTATATAATTTGGAGTTACCACATGAGATTTCTTAAATATAGTATATCTTTTGTTTTCGGTAGCATACTTAATAGCGTCTCTCGTAGCCCATTCGTCTCTAGGCATTACATATTTCTTTTCAAATAGTCTATTAGTTTTATTCATAGAACGTTCCACCCTGGAACGACCTATCATAGATAATTCTCTGTTAAAATAATATCTATGATCATTTTTGTTGATATTAATTTGTGAAGGATGTTCACTGAAACCATATAAATGGTTTGATAAATTTAAAGGAAATAAATCGTATTTCTCGGGCAATTTTATTTCGATTTTAGGTTGTGCGTAGCGATTCATGTCATAGTGTTGTATTTTCTCAACTATGTCATAATCTATTTTATGATTTTTCCATAAATGGTAGAAAGGATTATAATTAATATATTGTCCTCCAGGAGTAAGTGTGAACAAACTATATACTGGACTGCCGCCTCTATAAAATAAAATATTATTTAAATTTTTTTGTTTATTAACATCTGCCATCAAAACCGGAACATTATATTTTTTTAATATAGGTTCCAATAATTCATGAAATCTTTTGATATGTATCAGATTTTTTATTTTTGATTGTCTTAAAGTACCTTCATCTCTTTTTAATGCATCTTCAAGAAATTTATAATTTTCTTTTAAGGATGGAAATCTAGACGATTCTTTGAATATTAGACGCACGAAAATAGCTCTTTTGCTCTTTGACCTTTTTTAAAATTCATAACAAAATTTTCTATTTTCTCTTCATAATTTGCGCTTTCAATATCAAAACTCAATTTGTAATAATACCAAGTGAGAAATCTTTTAACGTCTTCTTCTGGTACAGGTCTTACTGTTTTCAATTCTCCCGAATCAAATATTTGAGGTATTACTTCGGATAAATCTGTATTATAATATGTTGCTACTCTTTTACCTTTCAACATCGCATTTAGGCTCACCGCACTATCGGCCGAATACACTAAATCCGCGTTATCCACCAAATAATCAATATTACATCCGTCTCTATCGACAAATATAGTGTATTCATTTATTATACCTTCTTTTTGAAAATCTTTCCAACAATTAACATTTGGTTGTGATGTTACAGGATGTGATTTAAAGATAGTATATCTTTTGTTTTCGGTGGCATACTTAATGGCGTCTCTCGTCGCCCATTCGTCTCTAGGCATAATTCTATCTAGATATTTACTATTCCATCTAGGATCGTCGGAAGGTAAATCCATTTTTCCTGGAGGCAAATTGGTCGAATCGAAAATTTTGCCTGTTAGCTGTAGGCAAAAAAGATCATAGCTTTTAGGCAATTCTATCGTTTTTTTCGACTGTTCGTATCTATTATTTGGAAAACTATTCCATAAATTTAAAATATTACTGTCGATATCGCAATTTTTCCACAAATGATATCTAGGGTTATTGAGTATATATTCGCCTCCTGGAGAAATTTTAAAAAGTCTATAATTAGGACTACCGCCCCTATAAAGTAATGTGTTTGATAAAAACTTGGCTTTTATAACATCACAGAAAAGGAAATAAATATCGTGTTTAACGGATATCTTCTTTAAACTTTCGTTAAATTTAATAAGATATGGTAAATTTTTTAATTTTTCGGGTGTATTATATCTGGCTTTTGCCCAAGAAACCCATTGGTCATATATTCTTAAATCTTGCATTTTATTGACTCATAAAGCCGAAAGAAAATCTTGTTTGCTCCGTCCAGACCGTATGCCAAAAGCCTGGATTTCTGGTCACTTGGAATTTTCTAACGGTCCATCCTTTATTATCATGATCGTCTATAACATTTCCATTTTCATCGATATATCTAAAAATTCCTTTACCATTTGTAAAGGTATAGTACGTTCTTAACCCTACAAAACTGGAATTTGTGTGCCATCTCATACAGGTCATTGGAGCATACACAATAGCATTACTATGCTGATAATCCTTAATTAAAGGATCGTTAATTTTTAAAAACTCTGTTAATCTTTCAAACTTCTCTTTTCTTTTGAATGGATTTAAATGTATAGTAGGATAATTGTTTAAAAAAGATCCACTGTCCACATCTGATTCGCCAGGCAAAGGTTGTTTATTGAAATCTATTTCTGTACAATTACCTTTTGGAAGGTTTTTCCACTGTGCGAAGCATTCTCTTATGATATGAGATAGATGTTTTATAACTTCCGGATTAGGATCACATTTCATTAACATTATTAATAGCCTATATTATCTAGTATTCCTTGTATTTCTTCTAAACTTATTGTTTCATTTTCGTTTGAATTAAATTTGATATTTTTCTCGATAAATTCTTTTTCTATTTTTATTTTAAGTTTTTCTATAATCTCTTCTGTCCAATATTCATTCTTATGGTTTTTTATTACTTCTTTTATTTCTTTCTCTTCAAACATATTGTCGTCGGAATATAACCAACCATCATCAGAAATATAACAAGCATTTATAATATGTGTAACCTCTGCCACAGGTTCATTTATTCCGGTTTCATTTTCAAAATAAACGGCAGTGAACTTAAGATCGTTATATTCACCTAGAACTTCTATACCTTCTACTACACATTTTCTCGATGACATGTTATGTTTCCTTAACTATCATAAACTAATCGGATCATATGTTTCGGCCTATATGCGGCGGTATCAATGTCATATGACTCTTGGCCGGTAGTGTGTGATATTGTACCATTATTTGCAGCTATAAAAACTTTCAATCTACTTGCTAAACTGTTTCGATATGTTGTTCTATCCATATATAAAACCTCTCTGGCTGAACCGCCTATGGTTCCATAATCTCCATCACTAACGTAGCCATTAGTTTCTCTAGACATAAAGGCAAAGATTAGATCATTTTGATTTACAGATTGTGTTATTGTTGCTGTGCTGCCGGAAGAAGAAAATGTTGTAAATTGAGAACCATTTACTCTCCATTTACCAGGTATAACATATACCTCCTGTCTATTGTCCGAGTCGTCGTTAACTTTTGGAAAAGTAGTTTGTATTGAGCTAATATCGTTAAAATCTATTTCTTTTCTAAACAATGAAAAATTATAAACATATGGTGCACCAGATACTACAGCGGCTGAAACTAAAGTATTGGAATAAACTTGAGACGCGGTTTGTGCAGTACCATTAATACTACAGGAAGGATTACCTACAGATTGTCCTACATTTATTGCGGCGATTGTAACCCATTTTGTTCTCTGTCCATATCTTAAACCATTCGAATCGGAAGAACTTTCGGAAAAAGATAGTGTTCCTGAAACAGAAGTGGCTGTTCTATATGTTGATGCCAATCCACTTGTTATTTGAGTGTCGCCTCGACTCGTAGAAGTTTCTTTGCCAGACGCGACCGAACTTTTACTGCATAGATAATTTCTAACAGAATAACTAGAATCGTTTCCTGACAATTCTGCTACAATATCGGAAACACTAGCCGTTTCAAATGCTCCACGAAAATTTGAGAGTTTATTTTCGCCGCCGGTAGGTATACCGGTTTGATCACTATTAACATATAATCCGCCTCGATAATAATCACTGAATTTAGTTTCTAAAGCATTGGCCGTCGATAGTGTGCCGAATTGACCGCTACCAAAAAAATAACCCGATGCGTTACCGGTTTCTGTTAATTGTCCAGGACCAGATATTCTTAGTTGTATTCTATCGGAACCAATTCCTTCTCCAAAATAAATTCTGATTGGATAATAATATCCTTCCGTTACTGAAACTATGCCAGTTCGCTCTGCTCCAGAAACATAAACATAATTATTAGCAACAGCGTTAAGTAGAGAATAGTCTGTAACAGCTTCATCTCCTATCCATATATGGGCATGATCGTCGGTATCTATTAATGTGAATGCCCAAGTTCCTGTTGCGTTTGGTTTAAAATATCCTAACCATCTATAACTATAATTATCAGAACTCGCACTAAAGTTTGTAAAATCTGTTCGATTATTATCATAAGCAACAACAGAAGCGCCATCGAAATAAGTAATATCATTATTGTAATCCCCAGCAACTCTGATACCTTGTAAACCACTATTGAATGCGGGCGTAGGATCTGTTACATGTATATAGACCGGAGTATTACCTTTATAAAGGAATTCTTCTCTTATTGTACTAAATTTCAATTCGCCAGATTCTGGTAGAGACATGATTAATTATCTCTTTCTAGTTTATCCACTTTTAGTTTAAGTTCTTTGATTGCTTCGATTAATACCGAGACAATAGCTGGATAATTTACACCTATGTTGTTTTCTGACGACAAAACTACTTCCGGTAAAATTTCTTGCACTTCTTGTGCAACTAGACCTATTCTTTTCTGTTCTGTGTCTCTTCTTACATATCTTACGCCGCGCAGATTTTTTACTATATCTAGTGCGTTTTCGATAGTGAATATATCTTTCTTTATTGCCAGGTCTGAATATGCAACAAGATCACCAGTAGCGTATATATCACCTGCCACGAATAATTTATATGATGTATTTGTTGTTGATATTCCAACGTTACCTGTCGGCGACATATAAACTACAGTATTACTGGCAGTAGAAAAAGCCATAGTATTTTGTGAAGGAAAATACATACCAGTTGTCGTATTGGCCAGATGTGTTATTACAGGTGCAGTTGAAGTTCCGTTAGAACTCAATATTATGGTTCCGGAAAATACACCAGTAGCATTCGCGAAAGCCGCATTGGCTTTATCAAATGCGGCGTTGGCATGTACTCTAGCAGTATTCGCTTGGACTATGCCGGCAAATGCATATAGATTAGTCGAGTTAGCTTGTCCGAAGGCCACATTAGCATGGTCTCTAGCAGTATTCGCTTGGACTATGCCAGCAAAAGCATAGGAATTAGCATCGTTGGCTTTTTCAAAGGATGAATTAGCATGGATGTATGAAGAATTGGCTTGATCATATGAAGAGTTGGCGTGTAAATAAATTGTGTTGGAATAGTCATATACCGTGTTCGCCTGATCATATGAGGAATTAGCATGTAAATAGATTGTGTTAGAATAACTATAAACAGAATTAGCTTGATCATATGAAGAGTTGGCGTGTACTCTTGCAGTATTGGCTTGTATTATTCCTGCATTGGCGGTCCCCGATGCGCCTAGAGCATTATTTGCTTCCAAACTATTATATGCTATGACTAATTGGTTTGTTCTTGTCAACCAAGTAGCAAATGTATCATTTAATGAAACGTTAGAGAATGCCATATTACTTTACCAATCCCTTTAAAAGTATCTTGATTTCGCTCATATCTGATTGCAAATCTTCAATCTTTTTTTCAAATTCGTTAATTTTATTTTCTTTTGCTTTTCTAAGTTTATAGTTTTGTAGTCCTGCATTATCTTTATTTATTAGTACACCTTCACTCGCCTTGTATATTCCTTGTATTTCTGTTTTTGCTTCAGTCATGTTTCCGCTCTTTTATTTTTATAATTGTAAAGCTAATGCTCTGAGGTCCGCGACTCTCGGAACAACTGCACTATTTGTTGCAGAAAGACCAATTTTTATCGAAAAATACTTAAATCCTGTGAAAGTAATACCTTGCGAGTTTGTATATTGGACTTCACCATTGGTACCCGTCAAATTTGTACTTGCGAATTTAAATGAAAATTCTTTAAAATCGTCGAGGTCAGCCGCCGAAGAATATATAGAGTCATCGACTTTTTCCATTTCAATCCATGGCGAATCATCAAATGCCTCACCGTCTTCAGAATTTAGTATCTTTGCCCAAATCTTTATATCAGATGTGGGTGGTCTATATCCTGTTATAATGACAAGTAGGTCCTCTGCATCTTGACCTTCTGCCAGAGTTATTGGCTTTGAGATATACTTGTTTGTTAGGGCTCCACTTGAAGCTGTGTTTTCATTAAGAGTGTTTGCGTTGATAATATTATCGACATAAACAGAGTGTGTTCTACTTAGGTCTAGAACTGGTGACAAGAACTCTGAAGAACTGGACATAGTAACTCTAATTTGATTCGATTGCTCCGAACCTAGTGCGTTTACTTCATTGGTTCTTGAAAGAATGACCTGTTCTTCACCAAAATAATAGTTGTCGTTGTCATTAATTGTGGTATAAGATGATGCTAGAGTATTGGTAGAATTAACTGTTGACTTCATACCAAATTCTATGCTGGTTTTTCCAAAGTTTAGATATGATGGTTCGAAATCGACAACAGAATATCTATAGTTATCCACAGATACAACATTTGCGGTTGCACCAGAAGATGTTCCTCTGATAATATCATTCACTCGGAAATTGCCGTTCGAGGATATAAATTCTGCTGTATATACATTAGCGCCGGCTTTGTAGCTGGCAAGTGTAGCGGTTGCTCTTTTTATTCCTGTGATAGAGGCGGTAATTCCTCTTAATCCAAGATTGTTAGCAACATTCGCAGTTTCATTTAGTGTATATCCTGTATTTGACATAGTGTAGAGTGAGCCGCCTATAGTTAATACAGATGAATTTACAGTAGAAGTGTCGCCTACTATGAAGTCGCCTGTTGCTATGGTTCCTCCCGAAATGGATGACAGTGTTAAAATATCATTACCGACAAAAGTTTCACCATAAGTATTGAGAGGAGCCGAAACATCCTTGATAGTTAGCTTTTCAACAGGCAGGTTTGCAATATCAATTGTTCCTGCCGAACCTGTTGTAAACGCTGCTCGTCTAAATGTAATCTTAAGGTCAACATCTGGAACAATATCCCAATTTAGATTGTTATTGGTTGTGTATAGTGTTCCAGTAAGAGGTCTGGCTGTTACTGAAGTATTTGTTTCGATATCAATTTCACCCAGTCTAGATATCCAAAGATATGTATCAGGATTTAGACCAATTGTGTGTATGACAAATGCATACTGTGTATCATTATACAAGAATACTGGTGATGGGAAAGTAATCTTCTGTGCTACAGACGCATCAGCACTAACCTGTATTTCACTTGAAGGTATCCAGACTTCCGAGAATGGTACTTGATTTCGAGTAATACCACCAGCACTATTCATTTCTCTAATTTCTACCCAAACACCTAGTGTAGGATGCTTGGCTTGGAAATAAAGATCGACACTAGTAAGGAACAGACCTTCTTCACCTTCAGGAGCTTTGGCCAAGAACGAATATGCAGTACAAGATGGTCCTAGAGGTTGTGTATATTGTGTAGTAGAGGTTTTAACATCTGTTACCTCTTTTTCTAGTTGTATAACTTGTCTAGTTGTAAGAATCGTATCTTGTTTATATTGAACAAGACCTTGAGACACAAAATATGATTTGGCGGCTGAACTGGCATCAGCTTCTGAATTGGTTGGACTATCTGTTATGACAACTTCTTTTGTACCTGTTCTAAATCTCTTCTCCGAAGGCAGTCTTAGATACGCATACACTTCACCCGAAGCATCGGATATAATATCATCACCTTCACCGTCTGTTGTTGCACTTACAGGGAAAGTTAAATTGTATTCGCTTACAGTAAGAGGTGTTGTATTGCCTGTAAGATTTTCGCCATCGAAGTATACGAAGAACTTTGTATTAGCTTTTAGACCTCTTGCATTTAGTTTGATAGTTTGTGGTCTAATATAAGGAATAATACCAACATCGACGATTCTATTACCTAGAGATTCAGAATCTTCAGAAATGCCCGGGAATGTTTCTGTGCCCGTTCTTGAGGATTCATATACTGTTTCAACAATAGACTCAAACTTGGATCCTGTTAAACCTAGTGTATTCTTATTGAATGTAACATTTCTAGAGAGATAATAAGCGTTATTAAATGCAAGGTCTTTTTCATTCGCATCAAACGTTGCTAGTAGTTTACCTGTTTTTTTGTTATAAAGCTTATAGCCAACAACCTTCTTTTGCCATGAATTCCATTCTGTGGCGGTAGGTTGTGGAAGATTATTACCATTTGGTCCTATCGTTACAGCGTTATCTTCTAGATATTGAGTATCTACCCACATATCTTCGCTTGGTGTTAGATATAGATTACCGATAAATCTATAGGACGACACTTCAATATTTCTAGCCGATGTTGCTTTATTTTGTACAATGACATTGGCTTCTGTATAGGGTAGTGTCGCTAGGTCACCCGTTATGACGACACCTGTATTGGCTTTTCTTTGGTATCTAAATGAATCCATTGTATAGATTGGTCTGATACTCTTTTCGTCCTTATCTACAACAATGCTATAAGCTGGACTTTCTGTATCTCCTAGTGAGTGATCACGGAAAGTATCGACAAATATACCATTCTTGAATCTATTCAGTCCATTTTCATCGAGTACTTGTAGATCGACGGCAGATTTCTCTAGTGTTGTTAAGCTTGCATAATACTCTAGATTTACGATTCGGTCACGGAGAGTACCGATATCTTTCATTGTAAATCTCTTGTTAGAGAGTTTCCTTGAAAGGCTCGATAGGTCTTTCCTATTAAGTAATTGTGCATAATTTGGTGCTAGAGAGGGAAATGGAGCAATATAGAGTGCGGCTAGTGCCATGGTATTTTCTGGAACAAGAGGTGTTACAGGATTTTCATCTGGAATACCTTTGATTATCGATATGGTGCCGTTCTTGTCTATTACAACCAAATCGCGCCTTGCTTTATAAAAAGAATAATCATATGAAATTTGGCTTGAAGCTGCTGGTATTTTTAGTCCTGTACCGTTTGTAAAGAAATTGGCAAAGGTTGATGGATTTGTTGTCGCTGCCGAAACTGCCGTACCAAAACTTGCTGTATTCGACTTTACGGGTCTAAAATCAAGATGATCTCTTAAATCATACTGTCTCTTTGTGACAGGCGAAGTGAATATAGGAATAGTTTCGATAGCAACATTAGCACCATTTTCATTATATGAATCGACTGAAAAATAACCTGCACCCGAAGAGAAACTTGGTGTAAAAGCATCATATTCGATAAGAAGTTTATCACCAGAAGTGAGTGTTATTCCCTTAGGTGTGATAGAGGCGAAATCATAGAACTGGTCTCTTTGTCCGTTATCAAATGTGAATGAACTTGTAACATCTATTCCTTGTGTATTTGATGTGAAAGCGGAACTATCTTTTCTAATCTGTCTTAATCTATAAATATCTGCAACACCTAGACTATATGGTCCTGTGACGCCTGCTGTATGTGTCGCACAGTTTATTTGAGTAAAGTTGAGTGTGTTCAGAACTTTAGCCGATTCTCTAGCGGGGCTTCTGGAAGCACGATAAGAAATCACAGCACCTTTGGTTGCTCCAAAATCTTCCTTTAGATCGATTGTCATAGAATCTGTTGCTGTTTGTGTAACAACTCTTGGTGCACCTAGATTGCCCGAAGAACCTTTAGCATCAAGATCGAGTATATCACCTTTCTTGAAAATTTTAACTATATCATTTGCGGTCGAATTTTCATTGAGATTTCCAACCAATTGCATATTTACATTATCGGTAATCGAATAAATTGTATAAACACCGGTAGGACCACCGACATTAGAAAATTCAATCTTGTCGCCAGGATTCAATGATGTAAATTTAGTTAAGGTACCTGTAAGAGTATTGGCACCGGAAGTTCCTGCAACTGTTCCAACGAGAGGAACACTACAATCCTCGTTTATAACAACAAGAATATCATTCTTTTGAGAAGAACTTAGTGTTGTTACACCATAAGGAAGAGTTTCTGGAGAGGTTGTAGAAACAGTAAATTGTCCTACAGAACTTATTGTTGCAGATTCCGTTTTCTTGAAAGAGAATGAAGTATCAACAGCATTTAAAGAATCGCGAATTGTTCTAGTAAAAGGTACACCTGTAGCATATAACAAAGTTGAAATTGTAGGTTCTTGTAGAACCGCATTGTTGGATTCAAGTATAACATCGGCACCGAAATCAGCATCCGTCGAATTATCAAGATAGACACTCTTTACATTAGCAAAAGAGTTTACACCATTCATCTTGATATCATAGAGATATAGTTTTAGACCGCCTTGCGCCGTTCCTAGATTGCCAGAATCATATTCAATAGTTTGTACCCTTGCATTACCAATTAATGTTCCAGTTTGAGCAGCATCAGACCATTTATTTTCTGTGATTCTTTTCTGTGCGGTGTCATAAAGTTGTATTAGTGTTCCTTGATCCAGTTCAACTGTGCCTACTGCTTCATTGATGTTTATATAATTTCCCATCGAAGCGGAAGCTAGTTGGCCGCTTATATTTCCATATGTTAGACCTTTTTCGACAGAAACATATTTTGTATTGCCTAGAAGACCGACTTCATATCCCTTAACATATGCTGTACCAGGCTCGACACCAACTGCTAGTAGAGATGTGTTGCCGTTAGCATATAGACCACCATTTATTCCTGTATCTTTATGTTCGCGCAATCTTACTCCTAGACCATTCACATAATAATCACCAGATTCGTCCGAAGTTCTTTTTGCCATTTCGTCGCGAAGAACATTATATTGTGGTCTATCATAAAGCTCTTCAATAACGCCGTCTCTAATAGTTAGAAGTTCGACGAAATTTGGTGCACCCGTTGTATCATTAATATCTAGTACGGCTAGTGTTGGAGTAAGCTTAAGTCTATCCGCACCTGGTGCTTGGAAATTAGAAGCTTCTAGTGCGGGATCGAGAAGTGAGGCGTCATCAGTATATCTAATAATATCTTCTGTTATATTAAAACCAACTCTACATGTTGGACTAGATCCATAACGATCTATAACAATAGATTGTGATGGGAAATAAATGAAATGTTCCTTGGCAAAAACAACACCTTCAGAAATAACAAATCTAGAACCTTTACCTGTGGAATTTGCACTAATTAGTGTGACATTGCCGGCATTAGATGTTAGTGGTTCGTCATCAACAAAAACTTTGATACTGGTATTAGTCAATGAACCCGATTGGTATCGAACATATAGAGTTTTTGTGTTAGCCGTTGTCTCAACACCGTCTCTCGCATCAATTACATAACCTTTGATACCATTTGTTTGTCCAAAAACTTCTTTGTTGAGAAAATCGTTAACATTTACCGAGACATTAGAAGAATTTAAATCTTTAATTTTAATATAATCAACATCTTTTTCGATAGAGAATTGACCAGGTAGAACTATACTACCTTCTCTGAAAACATGTTTACCAAAACGATCAATCTGTTTTTGTAAAAGGGTTTGCATCTGCGTAAGTTCGCGAGCCTGCACCGCGAAACCTGGACGATAAAGTATTCTGTAGAAATTCTTCGATACATCATAGTCATCATAATAAGGAGTTACATTGAAATCGGTTGTAAGTGTCGAATTTGCTACATTAAGTGTGGCATCTGCCATTTTATTTTTCCCTTTTAAAATTTAATAATAATCTTAAAATCTTCAGTTTGGTCGGCGGCCCTAGAAATAGGTCCTATATTATCAACATATAATATTTTGCCGGTGTGCGGCTCCAAATCACCTTCAATAATGCCATCCGCAATTAAAAATCTTACGGTGAGAGATTGTTCACCCGTTATCGACCCAGCGGCCGGCGTTCCTTCTGTATTTATAACATATACAGTACTATTTGTAGAATCCCATCTTAAAACGACACCTTTAAATGTTGCAGTATCGACTGTTCCACCTTGATATATTATTTCATCTTCTATAAAATCACCTGAACTTTCGGCTGCTGTAATAAGAGTCAATGCTTGTAGAAATGCGGCATTGGCAGAAACATTTGAGGTTCCTTCTAGAAGAGGATCCTTGATTATAGCAATCTGTCTATAATCGTTTGTGACAGGAAGAATATCTCCTTCGCTGCCTATAATCCTGGTGTTGAACATTAAATCTTTTCCACCAAGCTCATATATTGGATTTTTACCGTGTCCACCAGGTGGAGAAATGATTGCTCTAGCTGCTGCATTTGTACCGCCACCGCCGGATATTGAAACTGTGGCTCTCGTATAATTTATTCCAGGATCGGTTATAATAATACTTGAAACTGTTTGTGAAGTAACATTTATATTGGCCGTAGCTGTAGCCGATTGACCATCACCTGATATTGTCACTAATATATTTGATGTGTTTGTATATCCTGAACCACCGTTTGTTACTTTTATATAATTAATTGCACCATCGATAGCCGCCTCTTGCACTTGCCATTGTATAGAACCTTCGTCAGCAATTAGAGTTTGAACTGGAATATATGAATCTGTTACGAATCTCAATTTATCAGAATCGGAAATAGTATACATGAATTTCCACCTATAACCGTCAGAGGTTTCAATTATTGTATCTCTATTTACTGATGTTGGTTCGATAGTTGAATTTGCGCCAGAATTATTAGCAATACATTTATAAACATTATATTCATTATTTACAATTGTCATTTTACTATTGATACCGAAAAGATCGGTATTTAAATCATCATATTCTGTATATACTGTGTTAGCTGTCCAATTATTTCTAGGTATGATATGATGAATATCTGCACCAGTAATCTTCTTGCCACCAACCATGTATCGCCATACTTCATATAATGTTGAATATGAAGTGTTTGAGACAGGAGGATTAGAATCATTAGCCCATGTACCTGTCTTACCATATGTTAAATATAGTTTCGTGTTTGGCGCAGGTTCTGAGACAGACTCTTTGAGTTGCTCTGCGTTATTAATTCTTAGATCAATAAAGGTCGATGATGTTGTCATTTAGATTAAAAAATCCTTCTTTACGATATTTATATCAAAATTTTACCAACATTTACTGAACCGGATGTGTTATTTGCGTAAAGTAGTGTTACATTAAATGTAGCAGGAGTTGAATTTGATCCATTCGCAGTGACAGTTGGTTCACTAGTGTATCCTCTGCCGAAATCGTTTATCACAACAGAAATAATTGAACCATTTGCATTTGTGGTGTATTTAGCGTTAGCGCCTGATCCTCCGCCGCCAGTAAATATTAAGAAACTATTTGAGTTATATAATGCACCAGCATCATTAATAGTTATCGCAGAAATTTGTGGTTCTAACTTAACATTAAATGTGTCTGTTGTGGTCGAAACCACATTATATATTCCGTTCTTAACATTCGAATATCCACCAGAAGCGAATTCGAGCGTCACGTTATTTCCTGTTGATAAATTATGAGAAATATATGTTACATTGATCAGATTGGCAGTCTTGGTATAAGTTTGAACAGTTATTTTATTTTTCAATACATCTTCTGCATCTGCTGGTGCATCATATTCTTCGTCGATATTCTGATAGAGATATTCGCCAAAGAAATTCATTCCAGATGGATTAAATAATTCTCTAACTACTTTTTTATAATTATTTAAAGATTCTTTGATTCTAATCACATAAGAATAATTCTGATAATAATCTCTGTCTTCCAAATAATTCGACGAACTTAAGAACCCGTCATCATTTAGATATCGTCCTTCATAAGTGAAAAGTCCTTCCGCAACGGTTATGGAGGCTTGCGCCGTGCCATCACCGAAAGCACTAAGATTTAATGTAGGTTCGCCGGGAGTATATCCTCGACCTCTGTTTATTATTGTGAAATTTCTAATGGCTCCTAATGTAGAGTTGGCCGAGAAGAAACTTGCGCCATCTCCTAATAGACAAACTACAGAAACATTTGCGCCTGTAGCATTACCATTAGACGAAACGACCGTTGCGATAGGAAGATAATCTTTATCGTATCCGGATCCTCCAACCAGATGCCCCGGCATTTCTACAAATTCTACTTCTGTTATAGTATTGCTTGTACCTACATTTGAAACTTTAGCTAAAGCTCCTGTGCCATACCCACCAAATACGTTAGTGAAATGTATTTCATCATCAATTAAATACCCTTCTCCACCATTATTAATTTCTAAACGACCTAATATACCTAATTCGGCAATTCTAGTGTTGGCGACAACACTGAAACTTGGAACTTCTGAATATCCTGCACCAGGATTTGATACTAAAATAGCCCTTGCAGGACCTGTATTACCATAGACAAATGTTTGTACAGTGTTTTGTATCCAGTTATTGGCAGGATCAATAACTAATGAATTTAAATTTGAATATGTTGTATTTCCTATAACTGTATTCGCTTCGGCTGAAATTAAACTTATGACAATATTATAAGAATTTGGATGCACACTACTATCATCTAACACAAGACTTACATTGGCCGCAGCACCTGCACCTGTACCACCACCTGTAATTAGAATATCGTTACCTATTTGATATCCGGCTCCACCTTCAGTGACTGAAATAGAATTTATTCTACCAGACGATACTTGTCCAATGGTTACAATTGCACCTGAACCTGTATTACTGATAACGGGAACAACAGTTCCCGTTATATAACCTGAACCTGGATTATTAACTACTATCGATGAAATCACCTCACCTACAATATTGGCACTGACATTTTTGGTCAATCCATTTTCAGTAAACGTGGTTATTATTGTTTCGCCGCTGTCATATGATCCTCTAATGGAAGAAATTGTTAGCTCATCGATTTGAGTTCCGCCTTCAAAGAACCTATCGGCCCTTTCTATAATAGAAAGAGCATTAGAAGTTCTTCCTTTTACTTCTCTTCCTATAAATTTTTCTAGTGCAACTAGCGATGTATTAGAAGTATTATCTATTCTTATGTCTTCGAGCCTTAGTGTTCTTTGTATATACCATTTACCATCCGAAGCTCTTAATATATCTTTTTTAGGATAGTAAATCTCTATCTCTTTACCAAACAATGCTCTTAATAGAAATCTTATGGACTTTTCTGTGCCTTTTGCTCGATATAAATCTTTGGCATGTTTCAAGATTAATTTTTTATCGACAAGTGCGGTATCCGGAAATTCATTTAAAAATGTACTATACAGTTTTCCAGTAAAATCGTCCAGTGTTCTATCGATATCAAAATAATCTAAAAGGTTTCTTGATCTTTCTACGGCTTTACCATCTTTTAATATGGGTTCAGATTGCTCTAGATATTCATAATAAGCTTCAAGAAAAGACACAAAAGTTCTATGATCATTTCTAACAAAGAAAGGAACTTGAGAATTTACAAAATTTGAAATTCTATTATTACTTGACATTATGTTTCGGGTACCAATGTTATGTTTATACTAGAATCGTCATTCTCGTCTATGTCAAGAATATTATTTCTCAATGGTGTAATAAGACTGTTGAGAGGTACGGCATTAAAGCTAATATAATTTTCTATATAACGAGAAGAATTAACACTTTGAGGTGTAATTCCATTAATAGTTATTATGCCGGTATTATAATCAATTTCTCCGACGTTTGAATTGATTATAACTTTTTCACCATTGCTCTTGTAGTAAAAGACTCGGAGTCTTCCTAGTTTAGCCTCTAGAATTGGTTGTAGTACCGCGCCGGCTCCTATTTCACTGGTAACAGTTATATTGGCGACAGTATAATCTGCGCCTTTGTTAGTCATACTCACATTAGTAATACGACCATTCAATACAGTTGCTGTGGCGGTTGCGCCTGTTCCGTCGCCCGTAATAGTTATTGTTGGAGCAACTTCATAGCCAAAACCTCCGTCAACAATATCAACAGAATCTACACCAGTAATAGAATTTGGAGTATCTTCTATATAAACTTCTCTTGGTGTCCCTGCACTATCGAGTGCAGTATAAGAGGGAAATATATAAAACTTGTTTTCTATAATGCCGCGAGAAAGAGGAAAACCAAAATTTATTGTATAGCTTTTTGTTTGAAGTGGAAAAAATTCAACTCGTTTTTGAGCAAATATAGTTGCGGTTGATCCTAAAATTGAAGGATGTGAATTGTCAATATATTTTTGTAATTTAGAAATTCTAAATGTTGATGAAAAAGTTTTTAAGTCCGAATCTCTATAATCTAGTATTGACTGACGAATAAGTTGTTTCAGTTCGGCTTGCGAAAGTGTAGTTTGTTCTGGATGGTAATTGACCAGTGCATTTACCTGTAGATATGTGTAGTCTGGATCAACTATTTCTGGGAAAACTGTTAATACACTTCTATTTGCTATTATTTCATTTTCTATTCTCTCTTTTTCTAGAATAGTTAGAAAATAGTCATCCTTTGGTTTCAAAGATACGAAAACTTTACCGTAAATGGGTGGATCATTTTGATCTCCTGGCCAAACCGAAACTGCATCGATGTTTGGATAATCTTTCAGTATTAGTGTTTTAAAATCTTCAGTAGTTACCGCTCTATTTTGTGTAGTATAATAATAAGGTGCCTTGAACCTGATCGACTCCACTGATTCTTTTTCTGAACCGGCGGCTGCGGCTGCAACCGGTGTAACGATAACATTGCCTGTATAACCCGAAATAGAATCGATAAGTGTAAATGAGTTCGCTTTATTTGAAGCTTCACCGGATGTAATAAGATAATTTAATATAACAATATTATTGTTAGCAGGTTTCTTACCGATAATACCATCACCAAAATATACAGTATAAGAACCGTTTGCATCCGAATTTTCTTCTAGGAAATATACGGCAGAATTTGAAGTTACTTCTGTAATATCTTCATTTAGAGTATATGTTTGTGTGCTTGTATTTGTCGAAGATTCCTGTACTGTCACTCTAATTGTGGAGATATCGACATTTGCGCTAGGAATATTATATTTTCTATTTGATCTGGCCGAATACTGTTGTATAACAGGTTCACCTTGTTTTAATTGTATACTATTAAAATCAAATGAATTATTGGCTTTTACTGCCGTATTGGCTTCTGTGGTCGAAAATACATAACTGATACCATCTATAGGTTCAGAAATAAATCTAACATTTCTGCCTAATACAAGAGTGGTCGAAACATTATCTTCACTATTAGTGGGAGTCACTTTTATATTAACAGTTGCTGTAGAACCTGTTTTGCTTTTTGGCAGATATCCTAAATGTTTTGCATGAGAAAGCACTGAAGCCCTGATTTGGGCAGTATCAAGAAACATTTCGTTACCTACCATATTGAGATAATAACCCATATAGTGTGTATTATAGGCTAATATATCAAGAAGAACAGATAAACCTGATCCTTCAAAGTCATAATCAGAAAACTCTGATTGATTTCTCAAATAGTCTTTGAGATTGGTTTTTATAGAGTCGAAATCTAACTCTGCGATTCTTAATGCTGTGTTGGCCGTAGCCATTTTATCTTATCCTTTCTAGGAAAACTGTTACGCCTAGTGGTTCAGGTCTATTATTAACATAGAAAGCTATTTTCGCGGCATAACCATTTTTATCGGGAACTGCAATTACTTTAACACCAATTAGTCTTGCTCTAGGTTCAAAATTTTCTATTGTTTGAGCTATACTCTGTTCTAGCAAATTTGAAGTCAGTGGATTGATATTTTCAAAAAGCAACCTTTGCGCGTTAGATCCAATAGATGGTCTAAAAGGTCGATCATAGTAATTAGTTAGAATTAGATTGCGAATTGCTCTCGCTACTGCATCTGGTCCAGTTTTCTTATTAACATCCTTTGTTACAGGATGCTTTATGAAATCCAAATCTAAATCTGAAAAATCTCTTATTCTTGATGTCGAAAGCGACATTTTTATTGCTTCTTTCCAATATTGATTGTATCATACATATTTATAATATTTTATAGAGATTAAGATTCTTTAGTATCCATAACTAGCGCCAACAAGTGATATAGGCTGTGTACTATTTGTGTGAGTTGTTGTAACGGTGTGAGATGTTCTAGCAGTTGTTCTATAAGGTATAGAACCAAAAGAAGCAAAGCTTAAAGCTTCAATGTCACCATCTCTCAAAATTGATACATCTCCTGCTGACCACGCTGTTGTCGTAGATTGTGTGCCATGATAGTCACCAACCAAAGCTATGCCATTTGCGGGAATATTCATATTGGTCATAGTTAAACCAGTGCCTGAGGCCGCAGACGCTGAACCGGTGTCAAAAAATGATATTGGATCGGAACCAGATAATTTTACCAAAGAACATCTACATCTAGCTTGTCCAGAAGAAAAAGTTACTACCACCGACGCCGTTGCTCCAGTAAATCCTGTTATTGAAGCAAAAACAATTTTAGAAGAGAAATTAACATCAGCATCTATGTTTGCTGAGTTGCCGCCTATAGTTACAGAACTGGTAGTTGCTGTTGTTTCTCCTGCTTGTATAACCGCTACCAATCTATCTGTAGATAAAACAGAACTTGTATTTAGAGATGAAAATGTATAGGTTGTAAGATCGGTAGTAATATCCGCTGGAGATGCTATCAAGGAAATAGAAATTGCGTTCAAAACTCTATATGAAGCAAAGATCATTTGCGTCATTGACATATTATGTTAATCCTGATCCAGAAATAACAAAAGTATTAGCACCGACACAAACAACAGTACAAAGACCTCGTTGAGCTAAAGTTTTGCTGCTAGTATTAGCGGTGCCTGCAAAATACATTGTTACGTCTCCAGCATTTGCTATTATTTGTTCACTAGCAGAGTTATTATAAACACTTATTGATTGACCTGCTGAAAATATTGTATTAGGAACAGTTACTCCTCCTGTTGTAATACTAATCAGTTTTCCAAAATCGTTTGCCGTAAGAACATATGCGTCAGTTTGAGAATTTACAACAATCGTTCGAAGTTCACCTTTTAAATCAGAAATCGTATTACTGGTGATGTTATTGCTTGTTAAATTGCCATTTATACTTACGCCTTCTTTACCAATACCCAATACACTATTTAAACCTGAAAATGTTATATTAAATGTATTGGCCGAATTGTTATGTATGATTCGACCGTAGTAATCGCTACCCTCTGTACCAAAATCAATATATCCACCAGTATTTGACTTCATTTCAATACCAGTATACCCAGTTGATTGTGTTCTGAGTGTAATGCTATTTGGAACAGTACCGAATACTGTGTCACCATTAGAAGCGACTTTTAATATATCAACATTATTAACTGATAAGGCTAAAACCCTACTATTAGCATGATGTCCTGTATTTGCTATATTAAGACCGATACCAGTATATGTTATTGAGCTATTTGACCAGGTTGCTGTTAAGTTAGAAATTGCGACAGGCATTTTAATTTTCCGTTATTATGTAATTGGTAATTTGATAATTTTGACTATCTTTTCCAGTAAAATGTGCATCTTGTGCTATGAAAGCTCCGTTATCTTGTACGATTAAATTATCTAGATACTCATTAATCGAACCTTCGTCATAATATAAATCAAAAGCATCACTAATCTCAAATGCACTCAAAGTTATAGTTTCTTCAGAATCATCGCCCGTTATAGTTGTTCCTGCTTGTATTGTACCATTTATATCCATCAGAACAATAAGACCATTCGCATATAAATTCTTTACTCTAGCAGTATTGTTTCCCGATCTAACAGTTTCTCCTTTTAATAGTGTCATGAACCACCACCCGCAGCGCCACCATAAACTATAACATTAGTTGAATGTCCCAAAGGATTGGTTTCTCCGGGAAGGTGTTCAAGCGAATCGGCTTTTGCTATGTCTCCAGTAGCACAGATAATAAGTTTACCTCCAACATAAACGTTTTTGGATCCATATAATGCTTCTAGTGCGCCTTGACCATGATCACATAAATCTCCTTCAACGGCGCATACCTTACCATTAATCAACACAGTACTACCTGTTCCTTTGGTTGCTGCTCCGCATATTCTACTGTCTCCGTCTCTATGTACTCCTGGCATATTGCTTCCTATGGATTGATATCAACCTTTGTCGGACCTTTAATTGTAGTGACCGCAGAAGATGATATTAATGTATCGCCGCCGGTGGATTTTACATCAACATCGCCTAGTGCCAATAATTGCGTTTTGTTAGCACTTGTTATTAATGTGTCGGTTGAAACTAGAGAAGTCTTTTTGGCCCCCACTTCGAATTTTTCGGCTGTAACAAAGTTGGTATTTTTTGCGGTCGTTGTCATTGTGCCTTCTACCTTCACCTTCATATCTCCACCAACATACCAGTCCATATTATTTTTGACCCTCATACTAGCACCACCATCGACGACAATATTATATGCTCCTGTCACTCTAATATAACCTTCGCCGTTCACTTCAAAACCCATCTTGCCCGCCGCACTAACAAATTTCATAGAACCGTTAGAGGTTATTTGAATTGATGATCCTGTTTTATGTTGTATGGTAACATGTTCATTACCTTCTGTGAAATCCCAATTCATAAAAGATCCATCTGGATAAGAAACAGTATTTCTATTGGACGGATCTTTACTCATCTCATTGTTTTCTATACCATCAATTTTAGGTGTAGTATTTTCATTTGATTCTGCCATATTATATTATTCCTTGGGTGCCTTTTTCAATTCTTCGAATGTGTTTTTCAAATCAGAAGACAGCTTCATAGTATTCATAATACCTACTAGATCCTCTATAGAATCAAACAAACTTCCTGATGCACTTGGTAGACTACTTAGTACACCTCCAAAAGCAGATAATGCTTGATTAGCAGCATCCGAAAGAGTTTCTGTTATATTACCAAAAGCATCAATTTGTAATTTAATGTCTCCAAAAGGTCCAGAAATTATTTGTTCCAGTTTGTCTAATAGATCAGTACCAGCAAATGTGTTATCATTCATTATTTTATCGAGTAAGTTTTCCAAATCGCCTATGTTCTTCACATTCTTAAGCTCTTCGATTATATTTGCTAAAAGTATAGGCAAATTAACTCTTCTACCTTCGCCTTCGACAGTAACAAGATTATTTAATATGGTATCTAATGCTTGCTGTAGATTAGCAGGTAAAACTTTGTTTATTTCTCTTCTAATGTCATCGGTCAAAAGATTCTTTAGATTGCCCAGTGAAAATAATGTTCCCGGTAAGTTAGATAAAGCCGAAGCACCTAGTATTGAGCTAACAGATTGAAGTGCTGTCGGAACATTCTTCATTTGAGAAATATTAATTTTGTTAAATAGTTCTTTTGTCAGGCTAGCCGAAAATCCTCTAAAATCGTTAAGTCTAAAATCTTTTTCCGACTTTATAATATATTGCTCAACACCATTAACAGACTCCTTTGATAACGATTCAACTCGCTTTACATTATCGCGAACCTCATTCAAAAATTTTGCCCAAAGAGATTTAAGACTGATATTTCCTGTTAATTCAGGATCATCAATTCTGTTTTGATAAACTCCTGTAATAGTTCCGTATCCTGTATTTTCTTCACCTTTATTTTGTGTTACAGTAACCCAAGAGCCTTTGTCCATTGCTCCATAGTTTGTTTTTGAAGATGCTTCGGCTGGTGTAAAAGACGATGGTATAAAAGGTAAATTTTCGATGCTTTTGTGTAAAGTTGGAACGAAAACTTTATGGAGTATTTGACCATCTGGAAAAACTTTTTTATCAACAATAACACCGACTCTGGGTTCAATAGACATTATACTTTACCCGCCGCTACCGTTTTTGCTACACAATCCATTACTGTGACTCCTAGACCACCAACTTTAATATTATGTGTCATATTTACGATTAGATATTCTCCTGATCCATAGGCACTTCTTCCTGCATCAGGTTTATAATTGAAATTCACATCAATAACTCTACCTACATTTAGCTCAGGATTGAAAGGAACAGTCAATCTTAATGCAATTTTATCTTGATCGATCAAAGCAACTTTCGATTTTCTTTTAAGTAGCCAAGTTTCATTAGCTAGAGAACATCCGTCTTGATCTTCTGGAGAATTGGTCATAGCTGTAAAGGGCGTAGTACCACATCCACCTAAACTAGTTATATTAAAAACTGAAAGACCAGATATAATAGGCTGAACAACATTCATAGCACTTGTAAAATTACCATCAGTATCGAAGCCATTTAATAGATCGGATATCATATCGAAATCACATGGAAATCTGTAATCCATTATATCAAAAGGACTATAATAATTTGTTGCGCTACTAAATTTATCATTATAGACAAATTTCATAGTTTTATCCTGTAATGCCAATGCAGTTAAGGATCTAAAATGGTGTGTAGGTACATCATTTCCGATATTATCTTGGTATGTCATAAAATGTAAAAAAGAAGGGTCTTGTTTAGCATTTGGTCCTGTCGTTGCACTGGCCATTTCAGCCAATTTGCGTATTGCTTGGAAAGGATGGGAATTTTCCGCTGTAAAGTCTCTACCAGGCGAAGAAGGTTCTATATTAACACTCAAAGGGCTGATACAATTATTCAAAATATCAGAAACGATATCACTAGGTGTTGTACATTTCCACTCAGCTTTAACATATGTTTGTGCATCTTTTATAAGCGTTTGGTCACAGGCATGTAAAGTGAATTGCTCTAGATCATAATTGATTCTGCGTCTATCGCTCAATCTATAAACAATTTGCTGCGTTCTCATTATAGATTTTAGCTCGAATGTTTCTAAAATATCTCTTCGAGCTTCTATAGATATTGGTTGATTATAAAATAGGTCCAAATTTTTATATAGATCAGAATTAACTCTGCTTTGAATAACAACGCTAGTTTGTAGTCCAGGAGTAAGCAGACTTTCTGTCATGCTCACTTCATTTATGTTAGTTTCGTTTAAAAGATTTGTGGCTACATCAAGTCTATTACCTTTACCTGTTGTGTTTATTAGATTAGGAAATGTACAAATAAAATTAGAGGCGTAAGCGTCTTTAATATCTTTAATTTTTTCAGCCATTATATAACTCTGCGTCTAGACGTTAGATTTGTTCCGGCTCTTGCCATAATGTTTTTAAATTCTTCTTTTATGGCAGAATAATATTCGGGTTTGATTATTTTGATATTTCGTTTAGCGTCGTTTTGTTCTACTTCCCAATCATAATTACTCACAGACTCTCTATAACCATCATATATATTTACCACTTTTGTTCCAACATTATAAGATTCGACGCCGCCTTGATCGGTTGGTAAAGACGACCAAAGATTTCCGGTTGCAACAAATGATGTGATATTGGCTATAGATGTGTTGGCTCCAGATATTGTGACATTAGGAGCAGCAATATAACTTCCGCCACTAATAACATTTGTAGAGACTATAGAACCAAAAGAATTGACGGTGTATGAAACATTAGCGCCTATACCAAAATTCGTGCTAAATGTTAAAAATCCATTTGAATATCCTAATCCTCCTACATTTACAAAGATTTCAGAAATAGGATTAGGCTCGATTCTTATTTTCTTGATCGTTTCAGTTTTGGTCGTGAAATCTATTTGTTTGATGATCTTGTTATAATGATGAATAGTGGTTTTAGCATTAGAAAGACTACCATACTTATTCACGATATACTTATCGAAACTATCATAGAATAGTGGCCAATCATATAAAGGATCAGTAATATTATTTGTCAGAAGTATGATCCAATGGGCCTCTGGATCGCGATAAAGTCTATCCGCTAAAATCTCTGGACTTTCACCGTCTTTGATAACATACTCATAATAATGAAAAATACTATCTAATTGTTCGGTTAAAACTCTAACTCTAACCAGAAGATTGACCGCCAGATCATAGCTGTTTACTGTATCAACATTTCTACCAATCAAATATCTAGCTAAAGGAAATAAATCAAAATAAGATGACATTTAAAATCCCTGTAAAACTCGGAGTTTGCTATTGATTTCTGTCTCTCTGAAACGCAACATCATTCTAACTTGAACAGGATGTCCATTTGAGAATGTTGAATATATGCCTGTGGGTGAATATGAAACGTCTATTTGTTCTAGTACGCATGTGTTAATTCTAGGTATATTGGTATTCTCGACACCTCTATTATAAAACGTTATGTCAAATTCAGAAGGCGGCACGAAAAAGAAACTATTAACCGTTCCAGGTCTAACTTCTGGTGCGGCATGAAACCTTAAAGTTTTTATGATTTGTTTAAGAGCTTTTGATTCTTCATAAGATGTAGGAGCGAAAAGAAATTCAAAAGCAAATTGTCTTTGTAAAGTGTTAGCGAATAGTACTTCAACTTTAGGATTTATAGGTGTCCCTACAAATTGTGCTATAGGAGCAACCGCACCAGTTACGGCGTCCACTGCACCGCCTAGTACATTTCCAACGGCCGCCGAGATTGCTGAACCTCCGGCTCTGGCAAGAAACTTTGCGACTCCCGAAGCTACCGTTCCTGCAAATCCAGTTAAACTTATGTTTTCAAAATCGTGAACATCGCTAAAAGTTAATTCCGAATTAGACATGTAAAGGGCTATAGACTCTGCGATTCTTTTGGTAAATCTTGGTCTAAAAGATAATCTGGATAAAAAGTCGTTGCTTTGTCCAGCCACATTTCCATCACCTAGTGTAAATTGATTATCTATTGTAAACCTTAGTGCATCTGTCTTTGATATGTCTTGTTCACCCTCGTTATTACCCAAAGGCGACAATGGAGAAAACAAAGTTGTTCCACCTAATACAGGTTGTGTAACCTTCTCGAATAGTGTTGAGGTTTGAACATTAATATTGATGACCATATAATGCCCATTAAAACTGCCTTCGGCTCCTAGATCGGATGGAAAAACTCTTTGTGTGAAATCATATCTGGATTGGCCAAATCCATAATCGATAGGTACAGATGAAGTTGCATTGTCATAAGCAGCACCTAGAGGATTTGCGCTAGCAGAAGCTCCGTCCGTTTCTTCTGGTCCAAAGAAATAGTCATATACATCACCAAAAACTTCATCTAATCCTAATGGTCCTGGCATTAATTTCTCCTGGGAATTTGCATATATATTTATATGAAAACTTATAAAGGCAAATTTACACCAAAAAACACGAAAAAATATAAAGGTGATCCCACAAACATAATTTATAGATCGTTGTGGGAACGAAAAGTCATGCGGTATTTGGATGAGAATCCAAATGTTTTGGAATGGAGCAGCGAAGAAATTGCAATACCATATGTTTCACCCCTCGATAATCGCGTTCATAGATATTTTCCTGATTTTGTCGTTAAAGCCAAAACAAAAGACGGTATAATTAAAACTCTGCTTTTAGAAGTGAAACCTAAAGCACAGACAAAAGAGCCGACAAAACAATCGAAGATGACAAGAAGATATATAACCGAAGTTAAAACCTGGGGTGTAAATCAAGCCAAGTGGAAAAGCGCAATTGAATTTTGTGCTGATAGAATGTGGGAATTTAAACTTATAACCGAAGATGATCTAGGAATTTCTAATAAATAATAGTATGGTAGATAGAAAAAAAGAAGTATCGAATTGGTTTATCGGTAAAGCCAGAAGTGCTGCTGGCTATCGAAGAAATATTGTCAATAATACTGAAAGGTCTAGAGGTAATACCGTTATAGGCAAAATGTATTTCTTTTTTTACGATCCAAAAATGAAGAAAACCTTGCCCATATATGATAAATTTCCTCTAGTTCTACCGATAGAAAGATATGGTGACGGATTTTTAGGATTGAATTTGCATTATCTATCACAAGGCCAAAGAAAAGCATTGCTGAGTAAACTATCTGAATATTCAAATAATAAAAAATATAATGAAACCACAAAATTAAGGTTATCATATGATCTTTTAAAGAGTACAACTGTCATGGGATTAGCCCAACCTTGTATAAAAAGATACCTTTTCAGTCATGTTAGAAGCAGATTTATAGAAGTGACAGCAAATGAATGGGATAATGCTATAGATTTACCAGTAGAGTTTTTCGTAACAAAGAAGTAATTAAATGGCAACAGTCATAATACCTAATCCGCCTTCAAATATAACACCGCAGGATTTTAGAAGCTCCGCGAGTAGATTTGGTGGATTAGCTAAAGTAGCAAAGTATATTGTTAGGTTTCCCGACCGACTTCTAAGATTAAATACGCCTTCGACCGGCGCGGGTGGTTACGATTACATTTTTAGAGACTTATCTCTACTCTGTGAAGCTGCCGAGTTTCCTAGCAGAGGCTTTATTTCTGGTGACTTTCGATATTATGGACCTAATTTCAAGATACCATTTCAAACTCAATATGAAGATTTGAACTTGACTTTCCTTTGTCGCGACGATTTTCGCGAAAGAGAAATGTTTGATGCTTGGATGGAACTTATTAATCCGACCACAACATATGATTTTGCATATAGAGACAGTTATTCTACAACTATTGAAATTTTTCAAATGTCGGATATAGGAGTTGCTGGTCAGGAAAGAGCTACCTATAAAATATCATTTCAAAAAGCATATCCCATATTACTCTCGGCACAACAAGTAACTTGGGCAGATGAAAATTATAATAGACTGACCGTCACTTTCACTTATATCAATTGGAAAAAGACACCAGTTGACACTCTACCATCTTCAGCCTTTGATTTAATAAGAAATGGTGACATTCAACGTACCGGTGGTACCGTTATATCCAATGAATTTAGTGGTGAAATAGCACAACCAAGGACTGCGGATAGAAGCCAACCTTAATTGATACGGAGATTTTATAATGTTACCTAAGCTAGAAACTCCCATTTATGAAGTCAAGTTGCCTTCTAGTGGATTAAAAATAAAGATTAGACCGTTTTTGGTAAAAGAAGAAAAGATTCTTTTGATGGCGGCTCAATCAAAAGATAATTTTGAAATTATAAATGTTACAAAAGAAATTATCAAGAGTTGTGTGCAAGATAGTATTGTAATAGATGATTTACCTTTTTTTGATATAGATTATCTTTTTGCAGCATTGAGAGCAAAATCTATTAATGAAACTGTCGATATAAACTTCTCTTGTAATAATTATGTCGAAGGCGAGAAATGTGGTCATATCTTTCCTGTAACACTTGACATATCCAACTCTTCTATATCAAAACCAAAAGAGCTTTCTGATATAATAGAACTCGGTCCAAATGTAAGCGTTAAGATGAAATATCCTCGCTATTCGGATGTGAAGGCGATTGAATTGAACGAAAATCTATTAGATAAAAAAATGAGACTTATTTATAGTTCAGTAGATTATATAATGAATGGTGATACCATACATTCCAATAAAGATATAGATGAAGAAGAATTTAAAACATTCATTGAGAACTTGACCCGCGCACAATTCGATATGCTAGAAGAATGGGTAGATAACTTTCCTTACTTTCAAATTGAAGGTGAAAGGATATGTGAGAAGTGCAATTTTCATCACAAGATAAAGTATAAGAACATCGACTCTTTTTTTTTATGATGTTCGGTTATGATAACTTGATGAATTTCTATAAAACCAATTTCAATTTGATGCAGTTTCATAAATATACTTTGAGTGATCTTGAAGGTATGATTCCCTGGGAAAGGCATCTTTATATTGACCTTCTCAAGGAACACATCAAGAAAGAGAACGAAAGAATACGAGACGAAAAGTCCATGCAAAGAAGACAGCAAAATAGACGATAATGGCAACTTCAGAAGAACTTACGGTAGACTATAAAAAAATTCAATCAATGTCTTTTGGTGACAGAAGAGCTTTGACCCGAACTTCGGCTGGTATTCAATTAATATCACAATTAGCTCCTGGCCAAATAGCATCGCTTTTTCCATCATATTATAGAGAGAAAGAATTAGAGTTTCAGAAATCTGGAGGCGGAGAAGCAGGAACTGTAACTCCTGTTCCTACAGGTCGAGGAACTGGTGGTGGCGCCGGCGGAGGTGGAAGAGGCGAAGTGTCGGATAGACCAGCAGCAAAGGCTAAAGTAACATTATCTACAGAAACAGAAAAAAGACTTAGAGATTTAGGTATAGTTTTTGATCCAGAAAAAAAACCTACTGCTCCCGGTACTATATCAGGATTTGGAAAAAATTTCGATATTGCCATGGCAAGATTAATAAAGAATGGTAGTTTAGGAGATTTATCAGATAAAAAAAATAGAGCAGCCGCCGCGTTATTATTTGGTATTGGCGCAATGGAAACTGGTAACTCTTGGATTGATCCAGAAAATTTGTCTGCACGGCGCGGCGGCAAAGATAACAAGATGGAAGGAATAGTACAAGTATATTCAAAATTTCACGGGCCTTCAGGAAAAACCGGCGGATTTAAAAATGATGAAGCAGCTTATCTATCTTATGTTTTGGAAAAATTTAGAGGTGAATCACAAGTTTTTCGCGGAGCCGGCGGAAAAAAATTTGATCAAGAAGTTTTTCTGAAATCTCTTGATAATGCATATAAAGATAAAGGTAAAATAACAAATAAAGATTTTAAGATTGCCATTGAAGCGGGTGGATTTACGGGCGTAGATTTTCAACCTTTATTGGATGGTGGATGGGCAAGATTATCTAATGAACAAGCAAATAAATTATATGAAGATATGATACAAAAACAACCTATGACCGAAGTTACTGCTGAAGAACAGAAAAAATATGAAGAAAATGTAGCTCTGGCCAAACAAACAAACAAAGAAAAATCGGAAAAAGCATATTTCGCGTTTCTAAAAGAAGCCGAATCTAAAGGTATTAAAAGTGAAGAGGCAAGTAAACTTTTTACTGAATATGCCAAAGCAATAGAAAGTGGAGAAAACTCTTCAGAAGCCGCTGCAAGAATATTTCCCGCAAGTATTACTGGTATTGCTACTGAAACTGCGACTGCTATAGGGGCAACAGGTGAAATGTTGTCGGCCGATAAAATAACAGAAATATATAAAGATTTAGGTATTAATCTTACAGGAGGTGCAGAGAGTAGAGGTTATAGTAGCAGTTTGGATAGAATGAATCCTGCGTTTCTACAATCATATAGAAACGCGATCAAAAATCTTCCTCCGGAATTGGCTGAAAAAATTCAGATCACATCAGCATTTAGAGATCCAAATGATCCCGAAATTATACAGATGTATGAAGATTGGAAAATAAAACCTGATCCTAAAAAACCAATGTCAGATCCTAGGACTTCACAACACGGTAAAGGTAATGCTTTTGATATAACTTTTGGTAATTTGTCAAAAAAAGAGCGAGACCTTGTTGTCGGAGAACTACAAAGAGCGGGATTTATAGCTCCTGTTAAAACAGAAAGATGGTACGATTCTCACACACATCTACAATTAGATCCAAATATAACAGAAGAACAAAGACTCAATTTAGCAAACGATTACATTAGAGATAAACAAGAATCTATTACCAAACTAACAACACCATCGGCAACGACTGAGACAGCACCGGCAGAAACTACGACACCATCGGCTAATAACATAGAAAACATTAGCTCACAGCCAGCACCATCGGCGTCTGGAGCAGAAACACAATCGCAACAGCCAGCACCATCGGCGTCTGGAGCAGAAACACAATCGCAATCAACGGCGACACCAAAAACTCCAGATGCAAATACTTCTATTCCCAGTCTATACGGAAATGTTTTAAATATCAGTGAACCTTATGTAGCAAGACCTTCCGATGGAACAGGACCAACTTTAACTTTTGCTGAAGACGGTAAAAGAGAAAAGGTTACAGTCGAACCTAATGTTGCTAATAGAAGACCAGGATCACCTAGAATAGCTGCTTCCGATGTTGGTCAACAAGAATATCAAATGGCATCAATGACACCGTATCAATCACCAGAGGTTGAAACACCCACTACAAATAATAAACCTGTTCAGCAAGCAGAAAGACCTACTACAACTACGCCACAAGTAAATAATTCTAATCCCACCAATATGGTTCAGGTTGATCATCCTACTCTACCTCAATCTATTGTGAGATATTATGCTGAAAATCAATCTAAAGAACCATTTAGTATTACTCCAATAGGAACAAACAATTATTATCCCTATGGTTATGGATAAAAAAGAGGTGGATTTTACTCCACCTCTAAAGTTTAGGAAATAAAATATGAAAATACAATCAGTGTTTAGTCGTCAGCCAGCTTCTTGAAATATTCAAGGTCTTCATCTTCCTCAACATTATCGTCCACGTTGCTTGTACGCGATTCTGAAACGATCTGATTTTCTACAGCACTAATCTTTACTCTATCAGTATTACCAATAACTTCACTAAGTCTAGCCTTCAGTTCGTCATAAGACTTGAAGTTCTTAGTATCGATAAACTCCTTTAGTGAATGCTCCTTCTTCCAAATCTCTTCAAGCTTAACATCATCGACACTTAAAGCCGAAGGAGAATCAAATGAAGATTGATCATAGTTTCGATAACCCTCGACTTGACGGATGCGTAGCTTGAAGTTTGCGCCATTCCAAAAATCAAAAGGATTAACAGCTACATCACCTTCAAATTCTGGATTCATCGCAAGAGTGATCTTATCAAAAATCTTCTTACCGAACTTATAGAGGAAAACACGACCCTCATTTGCAGGATTCTTAGGATCAGAAATGACCATAATATTTGAAATGTAATTTAGCTTACGCTTTTGATTTCGAGCCTGCTTTCTCTGTGGTGAATTATCGTCCGAAGATTCATTCCAAAGCTTCGAGTTAAATTCAGAAACAGGGTCTTTCTGACCAAGGGTAGTCAGAGAGTTTTCAATATACCATAGACCAGTAGGACCCTTGAAACCATGAGAGAAAATTCTTACCCATGGTAGAGCATCATCACCATCAACCGCAGCGGCTGGCAGGAAACGAATAACAGCGGCACCGTTACCAGACTTATCGACTTCAGGCTGCCAGAAACGGTCATCCGACTGTCTTTCGGTCGTCGGTGAATTGATCTTTTCGATTTCCTTGGTGAGGCGTTCTAGATTAGCTGAGGACTTCTTGAGTGTAGAAAATGTTGTCATTTGTATATCTCCGTATGTTTGTGTGTTTTGTATGTTTGTATAGTAACAGGATAATACTTGCCTGTCAAGCATTATTTATTATCATTCTCCTTTCATTTTGTTGATCAATATCTTTTTGATTTTGTTCTTGTCATAGTCGATAAAAGGCTTTATTTTTATCAGTCTCATTTTTATTTTTGGCCAAAGAAAATCTGTAGATAGTTTGTCATCGAATTTCTTTGAGTATTGAATAAAATCGTTTAATATTACCATAGATTCCAGTGATATTTCTTTTTGCAGATATAGAGTTAGAATCGAAGGAAAATCACCAGAGAATAATTCGTTTGGTCTTTTCACATCCTTTAAAATATTATCCAATTCGTTCTCAAAGAAATGTGATATGGCCTGTTTTCTTTTTATATATTCTTTATAGACAGAGGACGATTCATCCTCAATAAGATCGCCGACCCATTTATTACTATCTTGAGATAAATTAGCAACAAGAAAATCTAGCATTTCGTTTTCGGGATATAGTCTTGATAATTTCTGAAACTTATATTTGTCCTTTCTGATAGAGAAAGATTCTTTTGTCGACCTGACTTTTCCTTTATATTTAAAAAAATCATATGAGTAGGTGCTAAAATGGTTTTTTAGACCGATATAAAGATTATATGTATCATATGCGGATAGTCTCATAAAGGTAGCCGGTTTATATTAGATTTAGGTAGGAAATGCAACTCTTCGGCTTCGGTTTTCAGATTAGCCTTGATTGAAGATGACAGCATCTTTGCAGCAACTTCAATTTCCAAATCATTATTTTCACAATAAAGAACGATGGCATCCATATAAGAAATATTCTTCTTTTCTACAAGGTTCTCTATGTTCAGAGAGAATGATAAAATTTCTTCCTTACTAATCATAATAAATATTCCTGTGTTAAAGAACTTTAAATCTTACAGTAGGTTTCTTTTTGCTACCGTGAGACTTGATTCCAATCCATTCTTCATCCTGAATAACATAATCTATAATCTTGTTTTCGTGTAGAAGGTCTATCATTCCGAGTTGACCTTCTTTAAGACCTTTCTTTTTACCATAATCTTCACAATATGAGGCACAAAAACCAAAAGCTAAAACTAGTACTCCTATCATCCAAACTTCTAGAAACATAGAATGTCCTTTCGATATATTTCGATCTTATTTTTTAAACTTTCTATATAATCATTTTTATTCTTGATGAATAAAAGAGGTTCATTCAAATCATCACAACTGATTATTATCACTATCTGTTCTATTGGTTGTACAAACTCTTCATACATTAAAGAATATGCGGTAGCTTGTTCAAAATAATGTTGTATATACTCTTCTTTCTTGATCTTTCTAGAAGTTTTGAAATCGATAATCGAAAGCTTTCCGTCAAACTCTGCTATGGCATCTACTCTTCCTGCTACACCAAGATTTTCAGAAAATAACTGTGCTTCAATATAATGTATATTGTCGATCCTGTCAAGCACTTTTCTCGAATCCGTGAAAGCCTGTTTCATATCAGGCATAATATTTTCGAAAAGGTTTGTTTGGTTCGAAAGATATTTCTCTATGAGATTATGAAATTTGGTTCCTCTGGTGGCCGCTCGATTAGATATCTTATTAGCTTCTTCAAATCCAACTTTACTTCGCCAGCGATTTATACCCTCTTTATTATGATATCCTAATACAGTTGTTATTGAAGGCAGTTTCTTTCCTGAAGGAGCACAATAAAATCTAGAACCGTCAATTTCTTCTGTTTGTAACTTTACTAGTTCTGGTAGATCCTTCACATAATTAAAACTCTTCATTTCTTTTTTCCCAGTTTTTAAGTATCCAACTGCTACTATTTTTCTTATCGGCTCCACCCACACCAAAAAGAAAATTCGCTTTATATTGTTCAGCACAAATCAATTCGGGAATATTTTGTGAAGTTCTATCACCACCATTTGCAAAATATAAACCCTCATCAGGAAACATCTGTCTAGAAATTCGAATAGCGTCTATAGCTGTTCCGTCAGAATCATCGAATTCGATAACTTTGTCCACAGCTTTAATATTAGACATTATAACAAATCTCTCGTCAAAAGTCAAGAAGGGTTTGCCTTTCTTTCGAGTCAGCCAGTTATCCGAATTGAGACCAACAATTAAAAAATTACCTAATGATTTGGCTGCATTGATATATTCAATGTGTCCCAAATGCAGCGGATCAAATCCTCCGGTGACAATAATAATCTTCATTCAAGTTTGCCTTCTTTTTCAAGCTTTTCACGAAACTCACGTTCCTTCTTGATATACCAACCCTGAGTGCCGAACATTCCGTTAGGCTTTTGTGGATTCTTATCGAATTCTTCCTTCATGAAGGCATCGCGCAGCTTTAGATATTCTTCATCACCAATCTTCATATCAATCATTCCTTTACTGTAAAAGAAGCGTCTTTACCTTTGATTTGTGTATCTCCACTGCCAGTGGTCAACGGCTGATTGTAGTGTAAACTGCCCATCGGTTCCGTTGTGCCTTTGGCATCGCCAGCAGTGTATTGTAGCTTACCTTTACCCTTCTTGTCAACATGTAAAACCGATTGTTGATCAAAGCGAGTTCCAACAGCTTTGAGAATCTTGTTAAAACGCTTTTGTGCTTCTGGATGATTACCAGGTTTGAGAATATAGGAACCTTCTTTGGCCGGCTCTTCAGTGCCGCTATACTTATATCGACCTTTATGAGGTCCTGTAAACGAGATCATACCTTTATCTGAAAGTCTACGAAGAACTTTCTGTATAGATTTATGGGCAACCTTCTTTGTTGCTTTCGTATTTGTAGCATTGGTCTCAGGAGAAACTGTACCGATCTGACCGCCACTTTTCAATTCACGATAGATTTTGGACAGTTTGGTTGTTTCATCCATATACTCTTTAAATGATTTCATAGTCCTAACTCCGTTTTCTGAATGATATATTGCTTGACCAGACCCGATCTCACAATATCTTCCTTACTAAATTCGATATGCTGAAAACTATTTATTCGATGGGTAATTCCCATGAACCGATTGATACCTTCTTTTTCATATATCTTATTAAGGTCTGATTGTCTATAGTCACCACAAAAAATAATTCGACTATCATTACCCATTCGAGTCATAACGGTATCGATTTCCTGGAATATCATATTCTGACATTCATCGACAATTACAAGAGTATTATTAAATGTCAGACCTCTTAGGAATGATGTGGTTGTAAAACTGATCAGACCTTTTGTTTTTAGTATTTCATAACCATCGCCTCGGCCAAAAAGATCATCACAAATCTCTTTATAAGGTTCTTCATAGACTTTGGTTTTTTCTTTAACATTGCCGGGTAAAAATCCCATGTCCCTACTAGGAACAACAGATCGAATCAAAACAATTTTTTCAAAAGAATTATCATCTCTTAAAACGTCTCTTAAAGCTAGAAATAGAGAAATATAGGTTTTGCCTGTCCCTGCATATCCGTGAAGCATTAGATTTTGACCTCTTTCGTATGAATCAAAGGTCTTTTGTTGATTGGCTGTTAGTGGTTTTATATTTCTTAATTCAAATATTGCGGGAAGATTTTGTTGTTGGGAAATGGTATCTCTATTCTTTTTAATTTTTCTAGCCATTTTTGCTCCTTTGGAATGCGAAAAAGGGTGGATCCTAAAATTAGGAACCACCCTTCTTTTAAATTTTTACGTGCTAAAATAACTTGTTTTAAATATCATACTTCCTTATTTATTGTCCATCGCTTCTCGACAGAACCAAGTGGATTCTTTTCTTTAACCTTACCGAGAACATACTTTTGGAAGTCAGAGGGTGGCTTTGTAATACCTAAACGGACGGAATCAAGCGTTGGAGGTGATGTCAGAATTTGTCTCACCTCTGGATTATCCTTGAGATACTGCTCTCTTTCAGACATAGGCATTTCTTCAACATAAATTTTGCCTGTAATAGTGTTTTCAAATGTATAATATGCCATTTGTATTACCTATTCTAGAATCCAATCAGGAGGATTTCGTTTAGTCCATTTGTGAAGGTGCTTCTTACCATATTTATAGTAGTTTCTATAGTTTACTAAAGAATCGTTTGAAATAATATATTTTTGATCCATTGCTGGCGGAGGCGGTTCAAACGAAAGTTTTTTAATATTCTTAGGTAGATTAGTTAGTGCTTCAAATACGGGTGTCGATTTATGAATTTTCCCATATCGAAATGTATATTCTTCTAAAAGACCTTCAAGATGTTTGTGTAGCCATAGATAAGCAGAATCGCTACCTCTGCACCATACTGCTGAAGGGTGATTAATATGTGTGGCGGAATAAAGGGTAGCATCTTTGTCATTATCAAGTCTCCATCTTTTCACATTTCTTCCAGTAGGAGTTTTTCCTGTATATAGAACACCGTCCAAAAGCCGGTGAGCCGTCGATAGCAACTGACATGATTCAAGAATCATCTTGACACAATGGCTATCGACGGTATATTCGGCCGCCTTTTTAGGGTCTATGTGAATATAGAAGATGTTCATCGCAGGAGAGAGTTGAGGCTTTCACCGAAGTTGTCCCAATCACGATCAATCGCGAACGAAGAGTTCGAAGGGCTTACAAAAATATTAGGTACAACATTGGTTTTCTTTTCAACCTTTGGAACCTTCTTAGTCGCGACCTTGGCCTTGGCCTTATTGGCCTTAGTCTTAACTACCTTCTTCTTTTCAACAGGTGGCTTTACCTTGACCTTTTCAACCGTATTCTTTGGCCTGGTGGACCGAAGGTCCTTTGCATTATCAGGCTCTTTAACTAGTGTATACGAAACAATGGAGCGACCATCCTTATTGGACTCAAAGACAAAACCCAGTCGCCGAAGAAAAGTAATATACTTGGCGGCATAGTTACCTGTACCAACGCACTCGTTGATTTCGGATGGTGTAACGGGCTTATTCAGAAGGATAACCGCAAGAGCGCGGATTTCAGGCTTGATACCATTAGAGGTAGCTACGATAGGCATTATATAGTACTCCTAATTCCGATTTAGATTTAAATATTATAACACAAGGAAGTTATAATATCAACCACATATTTTATTAGAGATAAGTTCCATTTAATTCGGGAAACTCCGGTTCTCCATGAAAGCTTTCCAGAACCGCAAGAACATCTCTCTCATTAGTTTTCATATTGGTATTCACAAAGGCAAATACATCATCAAAGCTAGTAAATCCATTTTCAATAGCTTGTATAACATACTCTTCAAGGTTATACGAGTAATTTTTGATACTGGACATTGGTTTTCCTTTAGTTATATTCTTCACTAGTGAAAAATATTCTATTGACATATTCCTCAACGATCCTAGGATCGTATATCGTAATCTTATTGTAAACGAACTTTTTGATTAAGTCAAGCTCTGTCAAGCCATTTTCTATAGCCTCCAAGACTGCAATTTCATGATCAAATAACCAAGTCTTCATCATTTCTTTTCTCTCTAACAAGTGGCGCGCCTACCAGGATTCGAACCTGGAACTGGAGTTTAGAAGACTCTTATGATATCCCTTTCAACATAGGCGCTTTATTCGAATTTGGTTGGCCTATCGGGACTTGAACCCGAAACCTCCCGCTTATAAGACGGATGCTCTAACCGGTTGAGCTATAGACCATGAATTAATTAATTGCTATCGGTTGTCAATTCTCCAACGTCAGCCTGGAAATCAATATCGGGCAGAATTGTCTGCGGACGGAATACGACACGGTAATGATATGTACTAACATCCGCTGCCTCCATCTGCTCGGCGAAAAATGTCACGTTATCCGATAAACCGAGGAAATGCTTCTTATAAGACCTCGGACCGGTCCTGCAGGTAACAGTAAGTTGGCCGACCGAATCGAAATTACCAAGAGAACAAAGTCCTTCAACCGAAAGAATGTAGTCACCTGTTATGCCGTTGTAGAAAACAACTCGACGCTGAATTTCAAAATTATCAGCGGCTTGTGACAAATTGCGTGAAGCAATATCAGCAGGTCTTTCACAACCAGCCAGTGCCAAGACACATACAGACGCCACAAAAATTTTCGTTTTAATCATTTAGTTTCTCCGATGATTGTTAAAGATTGGAGGACCGAGTTGGATTTGAACCAACGACACACGGATTAAAAGTCCGTTGTTCTACCCCTGAACTATCGGTCCGATTGATTACTTTGTGACCTCGTAGGGCTTATTCCACTTACCGACATTGATATCGATATACCAAGCGGCATTGAAATAATCTGTCTGGATATCCGACTTGTCATACCAGCCGCCAGACTTCATCGCAGCGATAAGTTCGGTGAGGAATTCCTTAACCTTGCCGGTATAATGTTCCTGATACCAGTAGGGATTGATATGAGTG